AGTCATGCGTGCTCCTCTTGTAGTGGTGTAAATGTTATTGGATCATAGCCAGCGTGCTTACTCCATACTCTTATGTAATTACACACTGGTCTATCAGGACAAGTTTGACAACTATGATTAGTTGGACTAGTATTTGTTTCGTGCGACCTATGGTAATATAAAACATGAGGTACACGCATAAATTTATGGTGTTCAGCTATCTGCATAAACAAATCACCATCTTCACACCCTTTAGTTAGTTTTGTGTTGTACCCGTTAATAGTATTAAATATTGATCTACGGTATACGCCAAAGGGTTTCCATCCAAAATAAGCTAAATTAGAACTATAGTCAGAAGATAAATCGTATCCGGTAATTTTTCCTTTAGAATCTATACCAGATTTATCAGAATACATAAGAGCAATATCTGGATATTTATCCATTGCATCTACCATATATTCAATAGCATGAAGGTATAAAGCATCGTCAGAATCAAGATGCCCTATAAGATCACCATTTAATAATTTAGATGCCGCAGCACGGTTGCCGGGAGTTTTTAAGTTTTTAATATTTTGGGAGACTTTAATTCTTTTATCTGTACACGCTAATGCTTGAGCAAGCTCCCAAGTTCCATCTGTAGAACAATCATCGTTAATAATTAACTCCCAGTTTTGGTAAGTTTGATTTTTTACACTATCAATTGCAGCTTTTATAAATTGCACATTGTTGTAACAAATCATCATTACCGAAAACAAAGGAGTATTCATTACTTAGAATTTTGAATTAACTTCTGCATATGCACTTGTCCACCATGAGCCATGCCTTGAGCGTGCTTCTGCTGCTGTTGGGCTAACTCCTGCTGGTGCTTTTCCTGCATCATCTGCATCTGGGCTTGCTGTTGAGCCATCTCCTGCTGATGTCTCTGAGCGATCATCTGTGGAGTTTCCCCGCCTTTCATAGCCAGTTCATCTTGCTTTAGCTGCAACTCTGCTTGCTTAATAGCCAAGTCTCCATCCACCTTCTTAGCTTTGGTAGCGGCTTCTTGTCCCTTAATCTGCAACTCAGCTTGCTGCATTTGGATCACAGGGTCTTGTTGTGCAGCTTGGGCCTGCTGTTGCGCGGCTTGACTCTGGTTAATTTGCAGCAGTTGTGCAGACGCTGCTGCTACCAGCCTAGACAACTGAACTTCTACTTCTTCTGAAAGTTCTGCATCTGGTATAGGCATTGGTGCGCCTAGGCGTTCTTCTATCTTGTTTCGGTACATATAAGATAGATGTTCTGCCATGTGAGCCATGATTGCAGCCTGCATTTGTTGTGCCATTGGGTTTTGCCCAATCTGCTGTGCAATCATCGGGTCTTGCATGAAAGTACTATGCACTGCTATGTGCGCTTCATGGTCCTGGTAGATGAACGCTTTAACTGGCTTAGAGTTAAGAAACGCCATGTTCTCACTAATAGGATCTCGCGGCGACATATCCTCCGGAATAGGCACCAGCTTGGCTGCATTCTTAATCCCAAGAACGTCCAACATACTACGATGCAATTGTGGTAGATCGTATATTTGAGGGGCCATCTGAGCCATCTGTATAACTGCTTGATACTGAATAACTCGCTGGCTCATCGTGGCCGCATTCGGGTCACTTACGGGTATTACATCTACATGGCTATAGTCTGATTTTTTAGCCTTTACAGACCCTGTTTCCGGCTCGTAATTATAATCAGGTGGAGTATATTCTGCTATTATTCCAGCAAGTAGTTGAAGCTCTTGCTTAAATGCGTAATGCACTCTGGCTTGCACCGCTGTCATTACCTTAAGCTGCCTCTCCAACAGGGCCAGAGTAGTCCCTACTGGAGCGTTTGCAGACATATCACTGACGTTTAAATCAGCAGTAGCTGCAAACCTTCTCCCCTCATCAACTATATTACCAAGCAACTGATAAAGAACCTGACTTGGCTCTTTATATGGAAGTGGTAGGATATTATCTCGGATAGCCCCCGATCCAATATCTACGTCCCGCCACTCTCCGGGGGCAATCGGCGTGTCATCACCTTTAATCCGAAGTCCTCTTGACTTAAGGCCACCGGGGAGGTTGGAAAGTGTGCCTGCGTCCACAAGCTGTCGCATAATACTGGTAGCCGACCTTGCGAACCCGCCGATGAGGTGGAACAGCCCAAACCCATACGCGCCGAATCCCGGAATGTATTGGTAGTGAACAAAGTGCTGTCGTTTAAGCTTGAGTTCGTCATCTTCTTCCCAGTTGCGGCGGATTGCCAAAACTTCATTGGTTCCCTTTACTAGGGTCACCACATACGGCAGCATTATCCCAGTTACATCGCCATATTTGTCAAGATCTTCAAATCCATTCAAATCTAAATCAGCGTGTACCTCGTAAAGCACATACCGATCATCATTAATGTCGCTAAATCCTGTCTCTTTATCCTTGGCCTTAGCTATGTTGCTCGTATCATGGGGCGCATCCCCCAGTTCGCAGTCCATATAGAAGCCAGCTTGCTGAAGTTTAAGAATTTCATTCTTAGTCTTACGCATAATGTGTGTAACACGGTGGCAAGACTGAATATCTGATGCCCCATAAGGTAGAACAATGTCTTCAGCCGGGATAAAGATAGAGACTTGCCGTCCTAGACTAGGATCAAAGTAGACTTTCTTGAAAGCAGACCCCGTAGCTGGTAGACTCCACAGCATTCGTTCATGTTCTGGCCTAAACTCGACCATTTTCTCGGTAAGCTGGTAGTTCATGTCCTCTTCAACACGAACAGCAGCCTCTTTTTTCTCTGGAGTTTCCTTTCCAATGATCTTTGTCTTTACTGGGCCACGGGCCGGGAAGCTTTCAGTGATCGTTTCTGACTGAAAACGCACCACAGCCTCAGTAATCATTGGGTGAAACACCCCGCAGGCTCCGTTCCACGGCTCGGTTCTCTCCTCGTACTGAAGGCCAAGCAGTTTTAGCCCCTCCGTGTAGGTTTTTTCCCACTCTTTACGGCTGTTTTTGTCCTCTTCTATCTCATTAGACAGGTCAGAGGCCAACGATTGAAGGACGCTATTCGGAAGTTCTTCCGCTAAGTTCTCCGAGAAGTCAATGATCTCATCCGGGCGGATCTCAATCTCAGTCCCATCAATGTTTACAACTACCGCATCTGGGTTTTCAATCTCAATCTCAATACCTGGACCCTCCTCGTCCTCAATGCCAAGTGGCGCCGCGTAAAGTGATGGAACTATAGACATATCGTACCCTTAATAATATTCAGTTCGTCTGCGAGACATAGGCTGGTCTTGCTCATCCGAGTCAATCGAAATGAACCCGCCATGCCTAAACCGTATCAACGCCTGACTGGTGGAGTCCACCAAGTCATCATGGTCCCCATTCGGAAACGCTGCAAGTTCTTCCATCAACTCATCAGCCCACCGAGTGTCAGGGCACCATACAATACCGGACGCAAATAAGTCCGATATGGAGTTTACCCTCGCTATCTTATCGTGTCCTTTGCTTGGCGTATACTCCGACAACGGAATTCCCAGCTTCCTCAACTCATAGATCAGAGGGGCGCCCGCGGCTTTCTTCTCCACAATCAGAGAATCCGGGTTCCATTCCTTCCACAACTCCATAGCCTTCGACTTTAAATCTGGAAATTCCATGCGTTTCTTAAACGCATCCAGACAAATAATATTAGGCTTGGACTCGCCCCTTTCCCCTACCCTGTAGAACACACCCCAGGTTGTGCAGGCCGAATAGTCAGCCCGGTTAGACTTCTCGAACGCCGTATCCCACGACTGTATGATGTACTCGCACTCAGGCGGCGCCGGCTCGTCCCATATCTTCCACATGTTCCTCTTAACAATCGCGCCTTCTTCTGATGTCGGGTTCTGCTGGTACTGAGCCTCCCACTTGGCAACCGAAATCTCAGCCTTGATTGCCTCTAACTCTTCTTTTTTCCAGAACCCAGGCCATAGCGGATTCCCGCTGGGCATGATCGCCGGGAACTCTATCACTTCCCAGTCATTAACCCCGTCCTTCTCCGATGTCTTCAGTATCTGCCCGGTCAAGTCCTTCTTCGACCATCGGGTCATCACAATAATGATCGCCCCTCCCGGTTGCAGTCGCTGCCGCGGTCCCGAGGTGTACCACTCGTACACCCCATCATAAATAGCCGGGTTGCTTTGCTTCGCCTCCTGCTCCGAATGCGGGTCATCAATTATCAATAGGTCCGCACCCTTACCCGTCACCGCGCCTCCAACCCCAATAGCAAAGTAATCGCCGCCTTTGTTCGTATTCCACCGTCCAGCAGCCTTAGAGTCACTAGACAAGTTCACATCAAACACTTTCGCATAGGCATCAGAAGACACAAGGTTCCTTACCTTACGCCCAAACCCTACAGCCAACTCCGCGGTGTGCGCCGTCTGAATGATCTTCTTCTCAGGAAACTTCCCCAAGAACCAAGCCGGCAGCAAGTACGACGCAAACTCCGACTTCGTGTGCCGCGGGGGCATGTTGATGATCAACCTCTTCAAGTCTCCATTGACCACCCGCTCAAACGCATCTGCCATAACCGCGTGATGTTTACCGCTTATAAATATCGGCCACATGTGCTTTACAAACGACAAGAACGATTCTCTACACCTCTCGACCCGATCCATTTCCAGCAACGCAGTCACCTTCAACCGCTCCAACTCTGGCAGCTTTGGTGCCGCCAGCAGGTACTTAGATATCTCGTCTTTTGTAAGCAGGGTCATGTAAGCGCGATAGAGTAAAACTTGTGCGGGCGCGTAGTCAAGTGGCCGCGTTCTTGTAAAACACGAACAATTCTATGCATGTTAGACCGTGATTTCATGCGAAATCCTACCGCTAATATATTGTAACTGGGTGGTGTTTTCCTCTCACGAACGTATATCCGTATGAAGCTCAACACCATCTGTTGCCTCTTCGTTAATTTTTTATGGGGGGTGGGGGGCATGCTAAATAAAAAATAGGGGGGTGGGTCGCAGTATAACAACTGTTCTCATTCTAGCCCCAAATTGTTTGAGGATATTAGAGAGTAAGCTGCCGAGGACGAAGGACGAGGCTTTTAAGGGTGGTGGGGCTACGGTGGGGTGCTGGCGAAGCCACTATTGATGCGTTCGGTATTCTGAGCAAAGCGAAGCGTTTTTATAAAGTTTTCCGATCGATGTGCTCGAGCTGGCCGATTGGCCTGCCTGGCGTCGCTCGAGCTGGCCGATTGGCCTGCCTGGCGTCGCTCGAGCTGGCCGATTGGCCTGCCTGGCGCCGGCCCAGCCGGCCGATTGGCCTGCCAGGCGCCGGCCCAGCCGGCCGATTGGCCTGCCAGGCGCCGGCCCAGCCGGCCGATTGGCCTGCCTGGCGTCGCTCGAGCTGGCCGATTGGCCTGCCTGGCGTCGCTCGAGCTGGCCGATTGGCCTGCCTGGCGTCGCTCGAGCTGGCCGCGGGCAAGTCAGCTTATCCGCTCGGCGAGCGGCGGCGGCTTATCGTCCAAGAATCGAAGATGGCCGGCAAGCTCCGCCTTCAGCTGTTCGGCCGTCACCTGGACCTGGACCGTTGCAGGTCGGTCGCTGAACATTCCCGCGGCCTGGCCCATTAATTTCAGGGCTGCAATTTTAGTAGTCTCCTGCTTGGCGGCCTTACTATGTTCTAAAAGTTCCTTCAGAACATACCGGCGCACGGCTGCGACGTCCTCGGCCAAGTGTTCTATCGTCTCAATTTGGGCCGCGTATACCATTCGGGCTATGCGTTTATCTTTCTGTAGTTTGTACGCGCTGCCTTGCTGTATTCTGTCGGACCCCTTATTGTTAGGGTACGCCAGTTTATAAGCGGCAAGCGGCGCCAGGCCGCGGATTAATTCTCTGGCAAAATTCTGCTGTGCCATTGTTAGCACGCGGTCCGCCGCGTATGGCTCGCCGTCGTCTCTAATCGCGCGCCTGGGCGCTGCGCGGGCCATCGATCGTAGGGTTGTTTTATCGATATCATTCATGCGCGGATCTTACCTCAATTCAGTTTGTGGACAATGTGGACCTGTGGACCACCGAATTTTTTTCGCGCCGGACCTTGATTTGCGACCGCCAGAATTCCCCATATATATATATTATTATTATTATTATTAAGTTATTAAGTAAAGTAGTCCACATGGTCCACAATGACGTAAGCCGTTGATTTTACGGGGTAAATTGTGGACCCGCTGACAGTCCACAGGCGGTTCACCGATAGTCCACAATCAGCATAAAAGGCCCGCGCATCATGACAATTCAGTCGTTTGCCAATGCTAAAATTCCCTTACACTTTGGGGGTGCGGATCTTCGCACGACACCAGGAGACGACAACATGAAAGCTTATTTTATCGCCCCGCTCGGAGATGAGAGCGCCGGCAGATGGTTCGTGGCCCGCGCCAGCTGGCTGGCATTGGACGCGGCGAAAGCCGCGGGGTTTGATGAGGTGACCGGGTTTGAGGTTTTGCGGTCCCTGGACGAAGGCTCCGCCCGCGAGCTTGGCCTTGCGATGTTGTCCGTCGCCCGCGACCTGGCCGTGGCGCATTCTTACGAGGCGGCAGCATGAGCGGCCGCGGTCGCATGGCTGCGTCGCTGGCCGGCGCTGCCCTGGCCGGCTGCGCCGGCGGCGCTATCATGGCCGGCGACGCTGGCGGCGCTGCCTTCTACTTGGCCGGCGCGGTCGCATTGTGGGGAGCGGTCCTTCTATGATCCCAATTCTCACAATGCGCCAGGCGGCGCAAGCGGCCGGCTCGCTAACACAAACGACGAAGATGCCGTGCCAGTCGTATAGCCTCCCGGTCGTCGCGTGCATCACCGGCTGGAAAATGGCCGCGATACCGGGCAGCATATGCAGCCATTGTTACGCCGATAAGGGGTTTTATAGAATGTATGCGGCCACGGTCGAGCCGGCGCAGCACGCGCGGCTTGACTCGCTGACAGCGACGCCCGCGGATGTATGGGTGGCGGCCATTGTGCGGATGATCGGCGCCGACGAGTATTTCCGCTGGCTGGACAGCGGCGACCTGCAGTCAGTCGACATGCTGCGGCGCATCTGCCTAGTCTGTTTGGCGACGCCGAGCTGCCGGCACTGGCTGCCGACGCGGGAATATTCCATCGTGCGCCAGTACTTGGCGGAGCATGGCGCGCTGCCAGCTAATCTGACCATAAGATTGTCGGCGATGTACTTCGACGAGCCGGTGAAAGTGCCGGCGTCGCTGCGCGGTGTACCGGGCGTCGAAACAAGTAACGCGCACAAGCAAGGCCCGGCGATGGGCCTCGAGTGCGAAGCCGGCACGCGCGGCGGTAAGTGTGGACCGTGCCGGC